TCAACATCACCAACAGGCATAGATTTTATGATATCTTCATAAGCTTTTTTTCTTGACTCTTCAAGCGTGGTCAATGATTTGCCAGCTATTTCAAAATAATCATTTGCAGTAGCCTCTTTTAATAATTCCAAATAACGTTCTACTTGGTAATTTATAGAATCCCAATATCCTTCTTGTCTACGTTGGTATTCGAGATTTCGAGCTTGCTCTTCAGCAGTGGAATCAAAAGCATTCATTACAGTACCCACTAGGGTAGTTATAATTCCTATAATTCCGCTAATACCTTTTACTGTGTCACCGGCGGACTTTTCACCGGTTTTGCCAAACGCTTCAAAAGCTGCGATTCCGTCATTTATAACATCTACTGCTTTTTGAATACCTTCACCTAATTCATCAGAAAAAGTATTTCCAAGAGAAGCCAAAGAAGAGCCTAATATCGAGATATTGTTTTTTATAGCTTCACTAGCCTTTTCCACATTACTCCATGAAGTAGAAGCTCCCTGTGTATCTCCTTTCTTTACTGCTTTACGATACTTCTCGTATTCTTCTTTTAATGTCTTAAATGGATTACGAGCTATAAGATTTTGCCGAGCATTGTTTATCGTATCCATCATGGCTTTCATATCCGAAGCTGAAAGGTTTGTGGCTTTAACAAGTTGCTCAGCATCAGATAATAGTTTTTCAAGTGTATCTGTAGGTAATGAATCAACATCTCCCATTAACATTTTCCAAATGCCGGAATCTTCGATTTCGCTTTTTGAGATAGAAGTAATTGCTTGCTTTTTTTGTTTATTCAGTTCTTTTAAAGCATTTGCATATTGTTCTTTTTCAGAATTATTTTGAGCCTTAGACATACCTTCTTTAAGCCTCTTCTCATCATTGAGAAATTGTTTTTCGATGGCTATACGTTGTGCGGTATAGTCTTGATATTTAGAAAGGACTTCTTTATAATATTTAGCTACATCGTTAGCCTGCCCTTTTAAGGTGTCTTGGTTGATTGAATCAAGTGCGGAAGTATCTACCGAAACACTGGTAGGATCAAACGTTTTCTTTTTATATCCTTTGGTCTTTTGGGCTTTGAGTTCCTCTTGCTCATCAAAGACTTTTTTCTGATACTCGATTTCCGTGCGTATATAGTCTTCTCTTTGGCGCTTTAAGTCTTGAATCTCCTTCTTATTGTCTAAGGCCCTTTGCGCCCGTATTTTGGCTTCTCCGTCTGCCATCGTATTAATACGAGCTTGGAAAGCCTGATTTTCCAAATCTTCTTCTTTACGTCTTCTCTCAATGGCTTGTTTATCCAGTAGATCATTTATTTTCTTTTGCTGGTCTATGATGGAGTTATAATTTTTATCTGGGTCTTCATACTTTCCGCCTAGCCCAGATACAGTTACTAACTTTTCAAGGGCGTTAGACGATTTTTGATAAGAATCTTGTAGATTTTCTTGTGCCTTTATTTCTCTATCAGTTTCCTTTATCTTATCCTTTATGCCTTCAATTTCTTTTGATAATCCAACATAACTTTCAGGTCTAGCCCTCATCTGTGAGAGTTGCTGAACCGATGCTTCCTTTGCAGCTAACTCCTGCTCTAGTCTCTGTTTTGTGATATAAGCTATGTTCTTGGAAACTCCAGCTTGAAATGATTTATACCAGTTCTTAGCTATCTGATCAGCTGCAGCTGTTGCTTTTGCATTAGCTACAATTTGGCTGGTTTGCTCTTTTATAGCTTTAGAAACCTCTCCATTTTTTATCTTTTCATCAGAAAGATTTTTTAAATGCTCAGGATAAGACTTCTTTAGTTCCTTCACTGCATTATTTCTTTCTTTTGTAGATTTAGTTACATCTGTTGCTATTTTATACAAGCTATTAAGCTTAGTAATCTCCTTTGAACTTTGTTCTATTCCTGCAGATGTTACATTATACAAATCTCGTTGGACTGTATATAAATTTTTGATAGCTTTTGCGGTTTTCCCTAAACTGCTAATCCAGCTTATAATCTCTTTCCCATACACAGAAAGCAGAGTTAATCCAACAACAAGAGCAGTCTGCCAGCTTATAAGAGACTTTGTTAATTGCTGCCAAACTGGAGCAACAGCCTTGACATCTTTATTTCCGGCAGCAATTTCAGCCTTAAATGCAGCATATTCTTTTCTTGCTTTAGCAATCTCATCTACAAGGATAGGAAGGTTGTTTGAAATTGCAAGGAAAAAAGTATTTGCACTAACAGCCAATGAAGGCAATTCACGAGCCACCTGTTGTACAGAGAAACTGAGCCCATTCCATGCACTGGCATAATTACCTACATTTCTTTGAAATCTACCAGAAGCTTGTTCAGCCGCACTCAATTCCTTCTGAACATTTGCAATTTGGGCCAACAACGCTTTGCCAGCATCACCGTTTCTTCGCGTTCTTCCGAGGTCATCATAATCCTTAGTCAAGAGGATTATTTGCTTTCTGAGAGCTGTTATACTGCCTTCTTCCGCCCTACTCTGAATTATCTGATCCTTCTGTGCCTTAATTGTCCTTCTGATAGATTCCTCCTCGACTAGCCTTTGTGCTGCCAGTTGCTGCACCTGTCTTAATATTCCAGTTCCGGAAGAACCTGTTTTTTCTGAATCAGAAAGGGAAACAAAGCTTTTCTTTAGCTGTTTTATTTGCTTGTCCGTTTCAATTACAGCTTCGGTATTGGCTACTATCCATTTGTTAGTATACTGCAATGCGGCTGTCTCTTTCTTTGCCTTTTTGACTGCATCATTGGAAGAATCAATGTCATGCTTCAGCTTTTGGATTTGAAGATATTTGTTTTCATACTCTTCTAATTTTTTGGTAGCTGCCTCTATCTCCTTCTCTAATTGCTTTATGGCCGCATCACTATTTGGTATCCCCGCAACAGCTTTTAGAGAATTCTTCAATTTATTTATTTCTTGACGCAGTTTTATAATGCCTTCGACATCAATATCTGCGGTAAATTTCATTCCTGCCATGTGACTTTTACATTTTCGTTTCCAAATGATTCCTTTAACTCTTTCTCTACGGTTAGGCTTGCCGAATCCAGAACGTCAAAGCCCTTGCTAGATACAAAGCTCGCATATTCCATTCCATCGGCGAACACAACACCGTTTTTGGGTAGTTTTCCATATATAAGCAAGTTCTCTGTCTTGCCTTTGGCCCCCGCATGTTCGCTATCTGCCGGAACATATAGATAAACAATATTCCCATCACGAACTACAGCAGCTCCCGGAGCATTACGAAGATTCCACGTATGGTTCTGATAAGTCTTCTTGCTACTCACATTTCTTTCTTTTTGAGTGTCAACTGCATTATGCGCCGCTTCCTTCATAAGCTCATTTGCATACTCATCCACCTCTTCAACAAACTCGTCCAGACCCGACAAATCAACCGTTACTTCCATTACTCATCGAATTTCATATTTTCACCAAAGAAATCCTTATCAGATACTTCCTTAAGTACCTCCCCATCGTATACAGCGTGCAACTTATCTTTTTGCATGATGATCAAATTGCGATATGGAATTTTACAAACGACTTCATCATACGACAAATGAAGGCTATCCATGAACGACGCAATTTGCCCCAACATACAATCATTGCCTATAACCTCTGTTTTGCTGTTAGATTTGCTACGTTCTTCGCTAAACCTAACAGCGTCATAAAATTTTCCACATCTATCAGAGAGTAAGCCGCTGTAAGACCGGATAACACTTCTTCTAAAGTCCCATGAGACAATTCTTCGGACAATGAATCACTTCCATCTATAAACCAAGAAAGTGCGCTAGAAGCGACAGAAATGTCCTTCAATGAAGATATAACACCCGCTATATCCTTGTTGTCATCAAGAACTGCGAGATAGGCCGAAGCGCCGGCTATTTTATGTATGGTAGGCGGATTTACGCGATACATTTTCCCATTTACAATGATTGGGATGAAATCCTTTCCTGTGATAGCTTCTGATATAAGTATGGCTGCTTTATTCATAATGATATTTATTAAAAAGGGGTGAGATACATAAATCCTCACCCCCTCACCACTTTATAATATAGATAATGTTTCTGCTGATCGCGAAGTATCTTCCTCTCCATTCCCCTCATAGTTAACAGCAGTTCCAGCGTTCACCCGCTTTGACTTAGTCGTAGAACTATTCAAATTGAGAGAAGCATCAGAAGACATAGATGCGACGTTCTCATCAGCTCATGCGGCATCTACTTTTTCCCCGTCGAACATATAGTCACTCTTCACGCCGGCGCTAGGATTTTCCATAGCAACAGCTGTTACTCCCAGACCAATATTCTTTTCCACAGCATTCCCTTTAGCAATGACCGCAGCATTGGTGAATACAATATAGTTTCCGGTCTTTGTCTGTCCGACAATGGCTTTGTTGACAATGCCCGGAGTATCAGAAGCGGCCCATCCTGCATCTGTATCAACTTTTTCTCCGCCTTGCAGATCTACCTTGTCATCAAAGGAGAAAACTCCCATAGTGAAAGCAATTGTTTTAGCCCCTTTTTGCGTCACATCACGATAATAAATGTCACCATTCAACTCGTTAATATAGTCGGTATAGGTAGGATCATCCTCCGTATACGACCAAGTATCTTGATGAGAGTTCTCAACTTCTGTAGCAGTACCAAACCAGGTTTTAAGGCTAGTTTTAGTTACAGCAGAAGTAATAACATCACCGTACCAAATCTTTTTAATTCCTATAAACGGTTTCATATCTTTTTAATTTACGTTTAATACTTCAAATAATAATTTTACATTCACATAGTAACAACATAACTCCTTATCTTCCTCTATCCCGATAGTCTCAGAAGAATACCGGTACCATGAACCGTCATATTGCCCTACAACTCCATCTTTGAACATCTCTTTAGCCTTTCTCTCCAATTCATTCAAACGAATCAAATTGGCCTTCCCCGATCTCGATAAAGGAACACAAAGATTAACTTCAACGTATCCTCTTTCCCAATAGGTATCGGGCTGTTGAGTCTTGGGATAAACTACAATCCTTTCAGCATTTACCTTACCTTCAGGTATATTACCTCTCTGGTATACTTCAGAAATTCCAAAAGACTTGCAATCCTTAAATATTATGTTCGCGATGTCTGTTGTTGCAATCATATCCAAATATCACATCTACCTTTAAACTCTTCCGAATAACACTCGGCATTTTTCTTCACTTCACCTTCTCCAACAGTATTATCGTCGGAATCCAAGCATCTTACACAGCTTCCTAGAGGAATCTTGTTTCCCTCGTAGACAACATGATAGTTATAAACCCAACGCTCACCGTTTACCGACACTTCCTTCTGCTGTGAATTGTCATGGCAGAAACAGTCAGCTACATCCTGCCAAGATTCTCCGCCTGTTCCTGAAACTAGCCGGCCATATTCGTCATTCTCTTCTGGAGTAATAACTTGCATTTGCAGTTTATGTGGAGTCTCTTCTAACATACTACCAAATATTAGATGCGTCTTTAATGATACTTATTCCGACCAAAGAAGCAGTCTCGTCATTGGGAATTATGCCATACAACCTGAACATATATTTTGCATAGTTCAGCAATGTATCAGCACCCCAGGACTTAGAAAAGCCATTTTCTGAGACAGAGGTAGGGTGGGCAAGTATCTTATCCATAAACTTGTCCACCGAACCGGATATCTTCACTTTTGTATTAATGTCCACATCGGAGCCCGGATCAAGCCCCAGCCCCAACGCGAACTTTTCTACTCCAGCATCTGATATATCACCAAGCGGAGAAAAACATTGCTTTATGTAGTCACCTGTTGTCACGATTCAACAGTCAATGAGTAGATACCGTTAATTTCAGTGATAACCGGCAATGACAATGACTGAGCCTTTGTAAACTCAACACCGTTCGAATTGTCAGTTTCTCCCTTACCCCATTGAGATACCCGGATTCTTCCGTAGTTTGAGTAAGTAACACCACGCTCTTGTCTCAATTCATTATCTGCATAAGCATTCTTGATAACTCCAAGTTTACCGGCAGGAATAAAGACGAGGTTTTTATCATTCCAAGGTTGATAATCCGTCAACTTACCATTATTTTGAATCCTGGTAATACGTCTGATAATTTCAAATTCCGGAAATCCATTTTGACGCATGAATTCATTTAATCCGCCAAGCAGCAGAGGAGTTCCCATCTTATCTGTACCGTAAATCACCTGCTTCATCTTCTTATTACGAAGAATGAAAGACAGTTTCTTTTGGGAGATTAGAATCTTGTCAAATGTAACCTTATCCTGAGCAGCGTCCAAAATCTCCTGCAAGTCTTCAAAACAGTCTACAGTGTTTTCATTTCCTTGCACCCAATCAACCGTAGTTTTAGCAATGTTTTCAGACGGCATCTTATAGTCAATAGCGCCTCTTACACCACCTTCAGGATTGTTGTTTGCATCAAAAGTGAACACTCCCTTGTTTGAAAGGGCACCCAAGAAGATAATATCCAGTTTGGACTGTACAGAATTTACCACCTTTGTAACATTGTTCCACATGAGATCGATTAGTTGCTGAGTCTTCTGCTCATCAGTCAGCATACGAGAATCTAGAACCTGAAGAACCTTGCGATAATCCTCAATAGGCATAGAATAACTCATTTGATGAGCAAGAACCTTCTCCTTCAACGTTTTAAAGCCCTCGGTTCCCATAATAGGCTCTTTACCTTTAGAGTCCAAGGTCGCAGCTGCAACGCTTAGGTTATACTGTCCGATTATTTCTTCGAAGTTCAAACCAACAGTAGGGGTGTCCCAATCCAAATATCGTTCATAGATATTCTGGTCAAACAAACGCTTTCTCAATTGAGAAGCGGTATCAATACGAATCTGTACCTGTTTGGTCAGTTCGCCAAAAATAGAGCTGTAAAATAATCCCGGCATAGCTTATTGTCTTACATATTTAATACTTGGATTATTCTTCATGCACCATCCGCCCAAAAGCCAATCTTCTGGCATCGGATAAGCTACTTCTTTCAGAATAATCACATCATAACCTGCAGAAACAGTCTGAAAATCCATATTGGTTTTATACTCCTTGTCTGTTTCTACCACCGCATTTGGCACATCTGTCCCAACGACAGCAATTGCATTAGCTGTAGCTCCTGTCAGTGCAGCAGCCAATGTCACAACATCATAATCAGCGTTCGATTTATCAATGTTATTAATTGTCTGCTCATTATCACCAATCTTCAGCTTATCTCCAATCTGTACCAAGCTTCCTTTTACGACTCTCGGAGCAGAAGTAGTTCCTCCAGACACGATCTTTACAGCTTTACATACTGTACACTCCATTTTTGCAAAATCCAACGCAATTGGAGTACCCTTTCTGATCAAAGTACCTTCAGGAAACGTCTGCGTGAGTTTGAAATCCCCAGGGAGAACTTTGCATTCACCTCTCCAAAACACGGGGAATCCACCTTTAATCTGTCCTTTTTCAAATTCAATAGCCATAGTATTTGTTTTTAATTAGCATCTGGCAATCCTTCCGCCCACTGTTTAGCCATTTCCTTGCCTTTTTCAGCTGGAGTGGATAAAGGGAATGCCGAATCTTTTGTTTCAAGCCCTGCGGTAACAATATTCTGTTTGATGCCTGAAAGATATGTAGTAATTGCCGTTTCGTCCATTTCGTCAGTAATAGCAAAGCCTTCTTTCATTCGCCATTCAGGAATACCCAGTTCTTTTGCTTTTGAAGAGATCAGACTGTTTCTTTCTGCACGTGACTTCTCAGCTTTAAAAGCATCATTCTCAGTTTTCAACGTGGAATAACGCTGCTCCTGTTCAGCCTTGTACTTTTTGAACCACTCCGGCTCCTCGTTTTCTGGTTGCTGTTTGTTCTGCTCGCCCCCACTAGCAGCCTCTTTCTCCTTTGCTTTATTGACCGCATCGGTTACCCGTTTGTCAATACCGCTCTGAAGAGAGGTTAGAAACGCTTTTTGCCCCTGTACAACAGTTGCTAAATTATCGTCAGTTACTAGACCAGATGCAGATAAAGCATCGGCCTGTCCCTGCAAAATTTCATCGCTTAACCCTAGATTTGAATAAGCTAGTTTTAAAGCCTGGAAAATTTTTTCTTTCATGATTAGTTCTTTTATGCAAATCTTTTTAAATCAGCATAAAAATACAATGCGGTGGGTCTATATGAAAATTATCAGATTGCGAATGAACCACAATTCGCCAATTGTGGTAAAATAGATAATAATCCTGCTAAAACAGAGGACAATTGGTGATAATGGTGGTGAGGAGTAAGAAATAGATTGGGGAATAAAGGAAAGGCAAAAAGAAAGGCGGATGTTAGTCCGCCTTTATAAATTCTAATAATGATTTGTACATTTGCCAAAAATCAATAGAATGTCCCACCTGAGATTGATACTAATAAATTGTAATTTTCTTCCATCTCTTTAATTTCTTTCTTCTTAGCATCCTTTTCTTCAGGCGTGAGTTTCTTTGTCAGAGATTCCAAAAGACCTTTTCTGAATCTTTTTGCATCTTCTCCTTTAATTGTAGGAGTATTTTGAATAGGGCGTGCCATAATTACAACATGGATTAGTTTATTATATATCTACTGTTTTATTATATTATTCCTTTATAAATTAAATTCATATCTATCCAAGAACATTTCTTTGATTCGATCTTTTTCTGTATTTACATCTCCACATATTTTATTTACCATTAGATAAGAACTGATTTCCTTAAATTCATAATGTTCAAATTTATCTCTAGTAAACAAAATATTGGATATTACTTTGTATATTCTGAATCTTTGGTTATCATATTTTCCCTCTCTTTTACGAGAATATATATCAATACTACTTGCTCCATTTATGGCAAACGAAGCATTAGGATGCTTTTTAAGAATTTCTGGAACCAAATAGGCACATGTTACAAATATTCTTAAAGAATTAGTATATCCATGAGCTTGAAGAATACGATTATACTTTTTATCCAACTTTCTGTCTCTTGCAGCATAAAATTTCAAAGCAAAAACAGAATCATGCGCTTCTACCCTTATGATATATTTTAAACGTTGATATTTATCTGTTCTATCTGTATAGAACTTATATATGTATGAAAAATCAAAAGCGTCACCATTAGAGGGAGACGCTTTTTGTATAAAATAGCATTTGTACGGAGATATATTATCAAGCATTATAAAATCACTCTTCTACTAATAGAGACAAAACAGCATGAGGTACTAACTACACTCCCTTCTCCGACAATAGTTCTCAAGGGAACCTCTTTTTCATTGTCTAATGGTCCCCAACCAAGTCTCTCGCCTTTAGTTTTTAATATGCGAGTTCCCTTTCTTTTCAGAGTCTTTTTACATACTCCTCTTTTAAGTTCACTTCCCATTAGTTTCTTGGTTTAATTTATGTTTTACGGATTACTTTCTATAGATTATATTTCAAATAACAAAAGAATATACAGGAATTCTTCTCTTCTCAAGTTCTTGTTTGGAAACGTCAGTCAATACAAACTTAATATTAGAATTGTTTTTTCTAACATCAGTAGAAGAGTCTTTTTTTAAAAAACTAGTCTTTTTCGATTTTAACTTTATATTTCCCATTTCAGATGAATTAAAATAAACTTTCTATGAGTACTACTTATAGTATCACTAACAGAATTAGTTATATCTTTGTTCGTAACACAACTTTGATACGCTATTTTGATGTTGCAAATATAAATAATACAAATCAAGATTGATTGATTGATTAGCAGATTAACTATTTATACTATCGGTTTTTAATAGTTTTTAATAGTTTTGGATAGTTTTGACTAGTCAGAAACAAAAAAAGCCCACCTTCCGGCGGGCGAAGACTGGTTAGGGAGGTGGACTACAAAACTGATTCCGAAAAGTCTAGATCGTAGCAGATCTTTCCGCTGTCGTTCCTTTTAAATACCCCGGTGCAGATTAGTTCGGGGAATCCTGGGCCTGATGTCCAAAAAGGGACGGACACTTCCTCACCTTCGATAAGTGATAAAGTTTCAGCTAGCTTATCAGCTTCTTCTTTGCATATATCTACTAGCTTTTCCATGCTGTCCGTGTTGCTACCGCAATGAACAGATAGTTCGGAGTATTGGTTTGATGTTTCCATGATTTATTTTTTGATGATTGTTTATTCCCATTACAGCATATTTATGCGGGACGCAACTCCACTGTTAGCCCCATAGCAGAGGCTATTTTATACAATGTAGCAACAGTAGGAACTGTTAGCCCACGTTCAACCCTTGAAATATAGCCTTTGTCAGCTCCAATACGCTTAGCAAGTTCTGACTGCGTAAGACGTGCATTTTTTCGGGCCTCAAGGAGTATTTGGGCGTTATATTCCTCCCATGCCTTTTCTCGATTTTTTTCACGCTCGGGAGTACCTTCTTTCCCAAGACCTTCGTCCAACCAAGCATCTACATCATAGATGTCTTTACTGATTTCTTTTAGTTCCATAATATTCCTCCTTTAATTTTAACGCCTTTTCTATTTCATTATTTGGTGTCTTTTGCGTCTTCTTCTTGAATGCATTAAAAAGAACCACAATAGTGTCACCGTCATATATGAAAAAAATACGGAATTCATTGTTTCCATAATTTACACGGAACTCATAAACTCCATCACGTATAAACTTTATAAAATGTCGTGGCATTTTATCTTCTACCTTAAACAAGTCTAATGCACGACGTATTTTATTTACTTCATCCTTGGATAACTTCTTAATGAAGTCGCTGAAATAGGTTTTATATGTGATTATCTTTCTCATGGAACAAAGATAAGAAAAGTTATACAATAATACAACTCTTATAGCTGGATATTTCAATGCAATATGAAAATTTAACTTTTGGAAAATAAAAAGCCCCGAACCTTAATTGGAACGGGGCTATGAGAATGTTATTTTTCTTTTTCCATATCAATATTATATATAACCGGATCGTATTTATTCATTTTCCCAGTTCCTAAATCAATTAGAAATCCCGGCCAAAAAAGAATATTCCATAAACTTTTAGCATTAAAATTAGATTCAATTACCAAAGGAGTATTAGCATACCCTTCTTTCTTAGCAATAACTGTTTTATCTGCCATTTTCTTTTTAACTTTTACAGTTACAGAATTTCCTTCTTTTATTTCCCCTAGTTTGACATTATTTGTACCATCATACAATTTAATACCGTTTTCTCCCGTGAAAGTAATGCCTTGATTAGACTTGGAGCAGATTGTCATACATGACGTAAATAGTACTGTACAACATAACAAAAACAAAATTTTCTTCATGATTGTGTGTATTTTAGTGTTTTACAATTATTTGGCAAATATATACTTAAAAAAGCAATATCAACAAATAAATATTACACAATTCTCTATTAAGGTCTATTTTTCTTTGGTTTGGGGTATTTTTCTAGTATCAAATAAAAACCCCGCCATTTAGCGAAGTAAATAACTATTTAAAGAAATCGTTAGCTTTGTCAAATGTATCAAACATGGTAAAGTCTATATATTCTTTAGAATTGCTAAACCTATTCTCGTATTCTAAGGACAGCTTTAGATAATCTTGATTATAAAATTTTATCTTATGTTGATCTTGGGCGTATTCATACGCTTCTTTGTATATTTTATACACATCTGAAATGAACTCCCTTTTTACCATTTCTTTTGCCTTCTCTTTATTCCCTATGGCAAATTCGATTTTCGCTGGAGATACCCCAGCTATTGACATAGGAAAAGATGATTTTATCTTCTTCACATCATTAGTCATTCCCCATAACTTGAAAAATAGAATAATTTGCAATACACCGAACACGATGATTACAATAGATACAAATAGTGCAATTCCTTCCATAACTTTGTGTGTTTTAGTTATACAATGCAACAAAATAACATACAAACACACAAAAAAGCAAATTTTACTCGATTAATTTAAACTTAGAACCGCATTTTGGGCAGATTATAGTGTTTTCTTCCTCTTTTTTACGTTCAAATAAGTCTGGTATCTCTACTTCTAATGCATCAGCTATTCTACTCAACACATCCAATGTCAAGTTTCGATTTAATGCCATAGATAATCCTGATTGAGACATATTCATTCTTTTAGCTACGTCTGCCATAGTCAATCCTTTTTCTTTTGCTATTTCTTTTACTCTTAACATAAACGTTATATTTAAATTTTGAGGCAAATATATATAATTTAATGTATATGTGGAAAGAAATACGATAAAATTCACATATACATGAAAAATAATCTTTCTTTTTCTTGCTTAATATTCACACATGTGTTATATTTGCATCGTGATTAATAACACATACGTGAAATAATAGAATTATATATATATGAAACGCTACAACTTATCAGAAATAATGCGCACCGCACATAGAACCTACAAGTATGTAGGTAAGAAGCAAGGTAAAACCTTCGGCGAGGTCCTAAAATCAACTTGGAGACTTGCCAAATTGGACGTAGCCAGACAGGAAGCGGACGCAAAACGCAAAGCTGAAGAGGAAAAGAGACTAGATTCTCTTAAAAACAGTAGGCCGGCAGAGGTGGTAAGGTATAACTTCTCAGGGGAGATATATAATCCTAGCAGCAGAGGTTACATGGGCGCACATTACGTAGGAGATTAACCATTAAAATATACGATTATGATAGAAATGACAATCATCGTTTTAAGCCTGTTTGCCGGATACAAGATGTTCGGTGACGATAACGACAGGTTTTTCATGTGCTAAGTAAGAGCGACACGATAGTATCAACACATTAAATAGAAACATTATGGAAACAAAAAGTTTGGAATTATGGTCTACCGATAAATTGGTAGAAGCGAAAAACGGTCAAGCCGTGACCTCTTCTTTGGTGGTCGCGGAGTACTTTAGGAAGGCGCACAAAGATGTACTGAAAGCGATTAGAGGTTTGGAATGTAGTGCTAATTTCACAGAGCGCAATTTTGCGCCCTGTGTGTATATCAACGAGTTATGCAATAATGTAAAAAAAGAACTCCCCATGTACTACATGACCCGTGACGGCTTCACCTTCCTCGCCATGGGCTTCACCGGAAAGGTAGCCGCCCAGTTCAAGGAAGCATACATCGCAGCCTTCAACGAAATGGAAGAAAAACTACGATCAGAGCGTTGCACCAAGTACGCAGAACGCATCGTAAGGAAGCAAGTCAAAGAGTTTAACCTGTCGCTACAGGAAAACTTAAAGAATGGCAGAAAAAAGCACGGAAGCACATACGGAGGTCTGATACCTTACGGGAAAGAAGAAGTGGTATATAATCCAAAAGAAGGCATGGAATCCAATTTAAAGCGGATATTCGGGCAAGTACGTGAAATGTGCAAAGACGGATTCTTGATGTCCGCACTCGCTGTCGAGACAAACAAGGTGCTACAAGAGTTTATAAATAAAGAGTAAGTCAGGGGATTTCGGTCCGACACTGAAGTTGACGCCAATCAGCGGGAAAGGGTAGCTTTAGGGCTACCCTTTTTTATGCCCTAACGTTAAATAATGTAGTAAATCACAATATTTCTCTCTTTTTATTTGGAGCATATCACATTAACTACTATCTTTGTAACATCAAAATAATAAACAAGGTATTAACAACTAAAAACATAAAGATCATGAAGACGTTTGAATTTAACAACGAGACAATTACTATCGAGAAAACAGGTTACGGACAGTATGTATTAAGCGGTTTGGGTACATCAGTGCATTGTACTGACTCTGAAATCTGGGATTGGTGTGATGACGATGAAAACGAAGAGAAACATTTGTCAGCTAAAGAATCTGCGTACAGACTGCTTGTAAATTCTTTGTAAAACAAAAAAAATAAACAACATGGAAAAAGTGAGTAAAAAAAGAGGAAAGATTATCACAGGCCGAGAAGAACTGCTTGTTTGTCAGCAATATAAGGATGGCTGGACACTTAGAAAGATAGCGACGTATGCTAACATCTCCCAGACAACCGTGATGGCGATCTTAAGGAGAAGGGAGATCCCTCTCCGGAACGGGAAACAGATCACCGAAGAGCAGGAAAAACAGGTGATAGACCTGTATCTGTCAGGAGGAAAGATCAAAGAGATAATGTCAAAAACCGGGGTAAAGTCAGAGCAGACGATTTACAGGATCATCAACAATGCTGGAATAGATAAGAGGAGGAGATAGCAACTCCTCTTATCTATGGCTTTTATCAAAAGGCCTTGCCGTAATCTTGCCGTTATTGCTTAATTACCCTTACCATAACCTTACCACTTTCAAGTGGGCTGTTTAGTAAAATATCAATACACAAATTCCTACCATGCCTCACTCTGTAAAATATTGCTACCCCACCCTTGCTTCGAGGCAGGATTGTCCTATTTTTCCTCTTATTTTTGTATAATCCCCGTGATTTTTCTGACTAAGTAGTCTCATTTTTGGTCTGTTTGTCTGATTTAGAAGATGTATTCCCATTTGACGAAGCCTGTTTTTCACTCTTTATAAGCTCTATCTCTTCCTGTGGAGCATCCGTCAAAGCAAGCATAGTAACAGCCAGATCAAGAGAGATAATTCCATCAGAATATAGCTTACCGATAGCTGCCCATTGCTTCTCCTTATCTTCATTGAATGGTTCTGCAAATTCGTGGGTAATCTTCAGCTTGGATAACTGGTTTCTCAGATGGATATGGGTAACATTCATCATAATAGCCAGGATAAGGTTCTTTTCCCGGTCTACAAGGATATCGTAAATCTCTTTTAGATTGTCCCTTTTAATGTATCCTAACGTCATAGCACGCTTTAAAGCCTCTCCGGATAGTGTTCCCATACCCTTCATATTTTCGAATGAGAAATCTGGGGTAAATGAATCGAAAAGAATAGAGTTATTCAGGTCTTCCTTTTCACTATCTTTCATTGAAGAGTATTCAGGAGGAGCTAGATAGTCAATAGCACTGTTCTTGTCTTGCATTTGGATTACTTCCCCAACCATGCTTGGATCTGATAAAGACTGGAGAACATCTGCCGTTGCTTTTACTTTCGGGTCTGCAAAATAATTATTAGTATCAGCGGCTTTGGAATCAATATGTTCCTCCCTGTCACATCTAGGCTGTGTCCCGTACCAAGCTTTATCCTGTTTATAGTAAATTACATTGATTTTACCAGATGGATTAACCAACGGCTCAACTTCCCACCCAATATTTGCTCTTTTGCATCGGAATATGTAGGATGGCGTTTCTATATCAAAATGCTCAACTGTTCTATTGCCCTCCTTCAAATTGTACCCATATCCAAATGCAATCATATTTTCGTATTGATCGAAAAGCGGACGGAGGGTATATCCCTTAGATTTGGATATGACCAAAACCTTTACTCCCGGCTTTCCGTTATCATTAAATATATGATATACTTTTGCACTTTCAGTTTCTGCGCCGGCCAGCCTTTTTGCTTGTCTCATTGTTGTGTGAAACCTAGTATTCTGAAGAAACTCGTTATATGCCTCAAACGCTTCATCTGTACCTTCCACATCGTTCTTCCATTTTATAGGATTACCCAACAAGAAGAATAACTCTACTTCATTGATATACCTTTGTCTTGTCCGAGGTAGCTTTTCTGTTCTATAAGGTTCTTTGCCTTTACGCGGCTTATCTGGGCGACTGTTGACCTTATGAAACTCCGGATTGTACTCGGCAATAGCCTCATTTACATCAATATCTCTATCTTGAAGCAGCGAGATAACCTGGCTTATATCCCTGTCTTGGATAAGCCTCATTAAATCCCGTTCAACTCCTAAAGAATTAAGCGTTTTGTTACGCAGTAAATTGAATATAGCCTCAATGTAATTCATATCTTTTATTTTAATATAGTCCTAAATCGTCTTTATTGTATTGTTTTGGTTTTAAGATTCTTCCTAATACTTCTCCCAATACCCAATATCTTGCAGCATCAAGTGCGTGATTATATTTATCAATTGGTTTATTTATATAATTACCATCCTTATCCTTATCCCATGTATATTTCCTTAACTCATATAAAAGATTATATGACCTTCTAGTTACTTTCAAGTTTAATTCTAACATTTTATCTATGCCTGCTAGAATTGAACTTTTAGAGTTTATATTTGACTTATCTACCGGATAAATAAGAATGCCTGAGTTTGATATTTCTTGTATTAATCTTGGGTCTGCACTTTCCGATATTACTTTTAGCCTAAATGGCTTAAGAGAATCCGAAATTTCCCCAGATAGCATCCGGGTCTTGTAAAACAATTCATCAAGATATAGGTCATTATCAATAAGCGCACATTCAATAGCCGCGGATGGGTCATTTGAATATCCAAAATCTAATCCAATGCCTCTCTTCTTAGCATAATCGGGTATAGAATCTACAATTTCGAATCGTTTAAAGATTGCACCTTCTGCAACATCAGACCATCTTCCAATAGCTACATGGGCATATTTTTCCAGTTCTTCCTCTTTCATACGTTTCATCTCTTGGATAAACTGAGGAGAAAGATTTTCTATGTTATCTAAATAAGTAGTATGAATATGAAGAACATTAGGATGAGTAGAAATCTGAACTTGTACACCGTCTATTTCTACCAATCGGTGCGTCTTTTCAATGTACTTCTTATAAATAAAGTGATTTGAATCGGTCGGATTCATAATAATAATTACTCTATTTTGAATTCCTTTTTGCCTTATTGAGAGAACTAATTTATCAAAGTCCTCTTCTGAATTCCATTCCTCTGCTTCGTCACACACAAAAGTAGTAAGCCCCTGTATGGATTTTAACTTTGCCGTTTGATTCCCTGAAGATGTTCTGATCCCCCTAAACATAATTACACTATCTGAAAAGGTATTGATAATATCTTTTTTAGTTATATCAAAGAAATCATTAGTTCCCTCTAAATCTATCTTTTCTTGAAATTCAGGAATGACCGATATATCTGCTGAAGTCATTGTGTATCGGCTGTACAGCATCTTATGTCCAGATTCGAATGAAAGCCTTTCTATAAACGTACCAACATTAAAACTTTTAGCACTTCCACGACCACCAGTTATGAGAGTTATTAATTTATCCGTGTTATTATACAACGGATTATAGACTTCTTGAGTTTTAATGTTAAACACTATCATTTCTTTTTTGATCTAGCTTTTATCCACTCTTGAACAGGGATACTCCCTTTTACATTCAATGTACTTTCTTGTTTTTCAGCAAGACCTAATTTGCGAGCTATTATATTAGCATTAAAGGCTCCTACAGTAGCTCCTTCCAGCTGCTGAGTTTCTATTACAGATTCTATACGTGCAATGACCGACAAAAAATCTTCATGATTAGCTTTCTTAAATTCCCTCCAAAAAGTTTCACTAGCATCACAATATAACATTAGACCACTAAGTGTATATGGCCGCTGTGTAGGCGATTCCTCCTTTTCCTTTGTTTTTCCTTTTGTCTTATTCTTAACAACTCTCCAAGGATTCTTATCGCACCACTCAAAATATTCACAAGCAGCCTCCCATAACAAATCAGGGGTGGCAAATAACATGTCACGCCCATGCTTGCTTCTTAACTTCCAAAATTGATTTCCTTTTGGTGCTGCCATCTCTATTTATTAAAAATTAAACCCTCATCTCTTAGATGAGATACAATTTCACTGTAAATATACTCTATATCCTTCCGAAACCCTTTATAATTATTGTAGAGAACGACCACAGTTTCAATATTGTGGGAAATAAATGTCTTATCACTGATATTTACCGATTCTGCAATCTTATCCCGAAGGCCCCTAGGCATCCTTCCTCCTGCTAGAACACTAGGAGCATACAGGAATAAAATTATGAATATGAACTTTTTTCTGTTATGAACACTGTCTTTGTATCCCGGGCAATCCCTGGAATCAAGAATGTCACAAAAACATTGGTATATGGAAGGAATATAATTCAAATCAGACATTATAGGGGTGGATAGTTCGTATTCTCTTTCTGACAATCTGGATTTTTGCTCTCTGATTGTTTTTAGCTCTGATATTTCTGAAAACATAGTACTATAGTTTAGAAATTAATAGTATATTTGTACTATTAATTGAGAAAAGAGGATCTATCTGGTGGTTCGGTGGTCCTCTTTTATTTTGCTTTTCTCGCCCACATATGAGCGTTGTACAGAGCATAGGTGTACATCTTAAGCTCCCTGCTGTTGCTTATATACTCTACCTTCATTGCAGCCTTCAAGCATTCCGCCAGAAGGTTATTGTCTATTTCTTGGTTCATGATCATTTTAAAGGATTAATTATCTGTTCTCTGTCTTCCATCTTTCTTTTAAGATAATCGTATTCCCGTTCAATACACTTGCTTATCTTTTCTACATCTTCGTAACGCTCAGCCTTTATAAGCTCTCTTTTGAGGCTTTCAAGCTGATTGATGTATACAATGTCGTTACGGTCCGTTACATGCTGAATATACATTTGTATATCGTTCAGCTTATTCTCCATGCGCCCATGCCATTTGCTTATCATGATTAAGATAAAGGCAACGGTTGTAGCATTAATAAAAAACAATGCTATTTTGATAATTAAGTCTAATACTTCACTTGTTAGCATGGCTATTCCTCCTTGATTAATTCAGGGTGATCAAAAACATCGCCCAACACTTCAATACTATCACATTTCAAATCAAAACGAGATAGAGGAATTGTAGGATAAGGGCACTCATTCAAAAAATCTTTCATGATATATCTCACTTTGCCCGGACGCAATCCAAAATAAGAATACCGATCCACATAAATAACTTCTCCCTTACAGATATAATACCGATCAGAGATAACAACACGATCGTTAACAGTTATACCTTCGCGTTTATAATTTATAGAAATGTAGTCATGTTCATAGACCTCCTTGCCATTCTTGTCATACAAGCCGGTGAACTGGCCTACGGTTTCAAGACAGACCTCATACATACCGATGCTTTTCCCTATTTCGATATCGTTTAAGGATGGAATGACGGCATATCTATCCCTTTCGATCTTAATGAGAGAGCCATACAGCCATTCTTCATCGTATATGCTTTTGCCTCTGAATTTTATTGTACGATCCATTTTGCTTCTCCGTTTTAAGTTCTTTCAATATTTTCTTCGCTATCTCATAATGATTCAATTGCCAACTAGTATAAACATCATCTGTGTGTTCATTGTAATGGTTGGCATATACGTATGCGTTCAAGTTTTCACGAAAAGAGTCTCCGTCTAAACCTGAATCATCACAATCATCGTACATATTCAATTTATGAGCTACCTCATTACATTCTTGATGTGTGACAAAGTCATCTATGGTTCCATCATAGACATTTGTCTGACGGACATATTTTTGCCCTATCGCTATCTTTTCACAACAAAACTCACACCTATGTTCTTTCTTGGCTGTTGGATAAGTTTCTCTTAGTATTGTTGGCATAGTTATTCTCCTTTCTTCACTAATTCCACTTCTGTCGGCTCGTCATCTTCCCAACTTACTTCGGGAAACAGGGCGGTATCAAGTTTAATCCAATCAAGCATAGTTTTGGCTGGTTGCCAATATCCACACTCATCAATCTTTACGGGTCGTGCATTGAAAAGGCACAAATCACCGTCTTTGTCTCTTGTTACATACATAACTTATCCTTTATAAGTTTAATTTACTTAATATCTACTCAATAATTTGTAAAACATTCGTTTCTTCTCGATGTATTTAAGTCCGTTTCTGCGAAGTCCCCTTTTAGTCTTGGACACAATCATTTGACAACCTCTAACGCCAACATATATGAAACCCGAATGATGACTTTTAGCTTCTTTAAAGGCCCACCAAATCGCTTCACGACAATATCTGTAACTATCATTTTGAACACCTTCATAGCCTTTTCGCATTATGAAATGTCCAATTTCGTTAGCTTCTTCTTCTGAATAGCAAATTGTAAATATATTATTCATCTAATTCTCCTTTCTTTAGTTCCTCACAATGTAACTTATAAGCATGGGCAAACATTTTCAAAGTAACAGGCTCAAAAGCAAAGTCTGCTTGCTTGCCTTCTACTACAACTGAAACACATAAATCTCCATCACAGAAATCAATATATGCTACAGCATCATTTATCCCCTTTATAGAAACAGTTTGTGACTGTATAGTATCATTCATTGTTAATCTCCTTTCTTTCTAATTCGTTACCATTTGTACATTAATTTTTTCTTCAAACTCCGCAATGATACAGTTTGCATCACCGCCATGTCCCCAATTCTCTAAAACGGAGGAAAGGATTTCAATTGCTTGTTCTTTCTCCCATTTTGCGCCAGCTTTAAATCCGGACTTATAAATAACTTGTCCAACTATATTATATCCTTCAGCTCCTTGTTTAGCGGCTTCTTCTAATGTCTGTTTCATATTAATTTTCATCTAATTTTATCAAATCCATTTTACTGACAGCCTTTAAGACTCTTAGAATGTCCTCCTGAAAGTCTATGACTTGTTGATTACGAACACTCTTCTTTAACTCTATTAGGGATAATTCCTGTATTCTTATCAAAGATGGAATGTCGTTAACCAACTCAAGTGTAATTTCTTTCTTCTTAGATTTTTTCATATTTCCTCCTTTCCTTTAAAGTGTTCGATTAGCTCTTCTACTGTAGCCTTGTGGTAATTACCGGAAATGATTGTTGCGTGCATCCAATTTATATCCCAAAAGAATACGCTACCCTTCGGTTCTGTAAAATAGTGATCGTTACCCACAATATCATCATAAGAAACGCTAAGCGGTGAATCTGCTACAAACCATTGTGAATCGTCAGTATCGTCTCTCAATGCAGCAATAGCTAGGAACAAAGACTCGTTGGTTCCGCAATCAAGAAAATGTCCATATAATTCCTGCGAATAGGAGCAAGAGAAAACGGCTTCTCTCCCATGATATACTTTAATGTTGTCTCCAATAGCATTTAATCTTTCATTAGAAAGAAGTGGTCTAATCCCTAAACGTTTCAAAGACTCTCTTAATCTTTCAGTGTTTTTTCTAATAAAACATGGTGTTGTAAATCCCATAGTTAATCCTCCTTTAATGCTACATCATATTCCCAAAAAGATAGTCTACCTTTTGCCGGGATAGGATTTTTAAATAGTACAGGATTAGCCAGCACCCAGTTATAAATAGGATTTTCATAATAGCCTTTACTATCATCGGATTTCTCTGCCCATTTAGAAGGATGATTGATAGAGCATCCAACTATTTCTACACTTCCAATGATAGCAGAATTGACAATGCCCTCTACACATATTATTTTTCGTTGAAACTCAACAGGCAGGCTATCCCATTGAGCTTTAGTAAATACACTATTAGGATTTCTCATTTCTACAGGTTTTCCACTCGCATGGATTAACACCCTATGCCCTATGTATTTCTCAGGACACGCCCAAGTACGATTTTCGATATCCTTGATACCATGAACTATCAAGGATGCCCACGGTTGTTTTATTGTTATTGCTTTCATTTCTCTATTGTTATTAGTTAATCCTTTCATATTTAAGCCCAAAACACCATCTTATCATTAGTCTTTGAAACCAATTTAATGGCTTGTAAACTGGGATAATAGATTGGGTCGACTTATGAACAAGTTTAGCTATCGCTTTGGGTTGTTCTATATATTCTATTTCGCTCATACTTATTCTTGTTATACGTTAAACTCTATTTTCTGTTGCAGTACTTCGTCTGCATAATATTGGTCAAAACCTTTATCGCTTATCCACCAATAAAAGCCAAACTCTGCATCGGTAAAGTTGTGGTTGACATATTCGGCATCAATCAACTTTTGTATGGTCTGAATCCATTTACGTTTCACATGGGGGAAGCGCTGATAATCTTTTAACTTCTGCTTATAGTTAGACATTGGGCAGAGAATACATCCGATGCGCTTATAGCCTTCATCATACAACGAGCAATGCTCTATGCTATTCCCATTCAAAAACTGCCATACGTCCCTATCAGTCCAGTGAATTATCGGAGAAACAAGTATCTTATCCTTTCCTCCCACGCAAGTAACCATCTTTTCTTTGTGTTCAGAGAATTGGTCGAAGTTGCCGCTAAATTTGTGACCGCTTATTTCAATCTCTTCACGCTTAGAGCGCCGGACGCTTTCTGCTTTTCTAATGCCAATCAAGGTAACCTTGCCAGCACCGGACATCTCTTTATATTCAGCGCAACACCAACGGATTGTTCTTGTAGGTAATAAGTGTTTTTTTAAAGCCATATCATAAATAGACATCTTTGGTTTAATCAATTCCACATCCGGGTAGTTCCGTTTTACAAAGCGGATAACTTCGGGTGGATCGATGCTCGTAAGGTTCATGTGAGCCTTAAATTTTACTCCTGCCATCTTCGCAAGGTGATAAAGGACTTGGCTATCCTTGCCACCGGAGAACGCTAAGTAAAAGCCATCCTCCGGGTCATAATCAAGTGCCATCTGTTCGCATTTACGAAGTAAGGCTATGGAATAATCTATCTTAGATTGCATCTTCATTTAATTCCTTTCTATTCTTATTAAGAGTTAGTAGATACTTTTGTGTGTTCTTCACTAAAAAAAAAGAGATGGGAGCATCAAACCAATATTTACTGAATACAGTGACTACAATTTTTCCTTCGTCATTTGTTCGGGCTTCTGATGTTAACACTCTGTCCCCACTTTTTAATATTATCCCAAATTCAGGATGGATAACATTCCTATTTGCTGTCCTATAAAACGTTTTCATTTAATTTTTTTCTGATTGTATTAGTTAATTAAAATGGTCTTGTATTCCAATAGTTACGCCAATGCCCGAAACAATCACATCGGTTTCCGTCATTTTCCTTACGAACAAAAGCTAGATTGTTTCTATCAATCAATGGCTTATTGTAAGGGTATTGTTTGACTCTGATTTTATAGGCTCGTAGAGCAAGCCTGCGGTTCTTTATTTTATTCATACCTTATCTTATTATACGTTATTCAAATTCATCAAGTTCGTAAGAATCCTCGACGATTTCTTCTACTTCTTCTAAAAAGTAAAGTTGTGTCTTGTTATTGAAACTGATGCGTAGCTGTTCTGCTAAATACAGATATCCGGCTCTCCATGCTTCTTCCGCTTCTTTTGAACCTTTATTCAATTTTGCAACCTTTTCCTTTGACAATGCAATGAATTTTTCTTGTGTCATACTTTAGTTCCTTTCTTAATTTTTGATAGTTATTCGATATCTCTAAGAGCAGCCATGCAATCATAATAAGCACTTGATTGAATGGCATCTATCACTTCATCAGGAATCTGTTCTACTCCTTCCAAATTACCTTCTACGCTTTTTGCACCTGTGAAAGTTCGTTCAAACTTCTCACTAAAAGTTTCACCGTTGATGCTTACAGTAGTTGTCCATCCTGTAGCGGTTATCTCAATTGTTATTTTGTTCATTTCTTTTCTGTATTGAATCATATCAACCGGAGTTGACCGTCTTTCTCCACCTGTTTATTAACTCGCGCTATTTCTTCATCTATGATTTTCTCCTGCTTCTTGCAGGCGGTCAGCGCCATAGATGTACGTTCTTTGAAATATCTCTTTTGCAGCTGCCGTAATTTGACCACCTCATCAAAAAAAGCTCTTGGTTTCATACACTGTCAGTCTTTATTCCTGTTGTTTTTTTCTTGAGCGCATCGCCCAGTTTCTCTTCAAATTCCGCAACGATACAGTCCGCATCACCGCCATGCATCCAGCCTTCCAGAACGGAGGAAAGAATCCCGACGGCTTTTGTCACCGTCCTGCTCTCCGCCATCCGGACTACCTTCAAGGCAACTGACTTCCCGACAACGGGAAGATCAGGATTGACCACAACAAAGCTCTGATCCTCTATCCAATCCTCCACATCCATGCTCTTCCGGTTCTCTGGCGACACTTCCGCACCTTCGGACAGTTTTGCTATAAGAGGACGAAACTTCCCTTTTCCCAACTTTACATCATAATAGGCCGCAGACACACGCGAATGGCACAGTCCGACAAAACTCCCTATTTCACGCTGAAGATAACCTTCCTTGCGGGCCATGTAACAGAACAACATCCTTGCGTCAGCCGCCTCCCGCATCCTGATGCGTGACTTGATCAGTTCCTTTGATACTCCTGTCACTTTAGCGACCTCTTCCAGGATAATATGCATGGGTTTCTTGTTTTCTTTTAAGTTCATAAGATTGTAGTTTAAATAGAAATTAAATTGTCTTTAAAAGCACCGGCTCCTGATGCGGTGCCGGTTGACTTTCCGTCTGAAATCTTGCGGATGGAAAGGCTTGTCACGTGTATGCCAGCCAAAACGTACCCGTTTACTCTCTTCATGTATGAAGGAATCTATCGCATACTCGATGTCCCGTATCTTAATCTGCAACAGATCATCTTCTATGTCAACCTTGCTCACCATCTCTTCCGGATCGTTATGGGAGTCCTGCCCACATATAATGAGCAGGACTACAACTACCTTTGAACTGTTCATTCTTTCTCTTTCTCGTCCGAAAATTCAGGCTTGGCATCTTTGTCGGCTGTATAAGGATATACGTCCATGATAGCTGTTTCCACTACCGAGGCTACCTGATAGTCTGCCATTGTGCCTTTCATGCCGGCGTCAAGGTTCTCCTTCGCCCGTCCCAGATCCGAAGCCTGTACCAGCATATAAGTACTCGTCTTTTTCTCTGCTCCACTCTTATCATCCAATGTGATGAAGCACAACTTGCATTTAAACCAGCGGTCATCGCATTCGGCGTCGCTGGGGAAAATTTCGCTGTAGTTGGCACGCTTGATGTCCGATACTGTAAACTCTCCGGAGATAAAGGGAGTCATCTCCTCGATTATCCTTGCTTCCGCCTCCGTGAAACTGAGGGCATCTACCAGATAAGGTTCTGTTACTTTTTTCTGCATTCCGTTTTCAACGACTTTCTCGTAACGGATTTTACATTCAAACCACGTGTGCATTCCCATAATTATTTATCTTTTTTTAGGTTCGTCAATATATTTATCCGCAAAACGGTCAAGCACCTTGAGACACTTGTCCGGAAGCTGCTTTGCCGTATCATTGTTCCTGATATAGTCAATCGTGCCGCCAACACTATAGATATAAAGCAGCTGTTTGGTCGTCGGAATAAAGATATTCGCCATCGCCGCTATTACACCACAGACAACAATGCGTTTCAACCATTTGAAGAATGTGTGTGCGTTATCCTCATCCTCGATTACATCACCTTCCGATACCAACAAAACAATCAGCATGATAACGGCAATTATCAAAGCTACGATCCATACGACTGTCAATACAGTGGACAGGTTACCAATTACGGTCATCCAATAAATTTCATTCATAATGTAAAAATTTAAATTATTAATACTTGAGGTTGTTCTTTCTCTTCTCAGGCTCTTCATATTTCCAGCCGTTGAGCCGATAGCATTCTTTGCGCGCTTCTTCACTGGTGGGGAATTCAGCCACCTTGTCTGCCGTGCAGATATCCCCTATCTCCTCCCAATGATAAACTACCCACCGGCTACCGATGGGAGCATATGAGTATTTAGGACGACTGATCCTCTTTCTTGGGTTCCACATAGAATGTTTCATCTTGTACTACGACCATACCACATTTAGCCAATTTTTCTGCTACCTCTTCCTTGTCGTCGTCACCGCAGCGATCTATCAGCAGCTTGATGAAGGCAAGGAGACAGTCTGAGTCGTTTCCGAAGTTCTCCTGAGTAGAAAGCTAAGTCTTGTCTACATCTTGCTTCAGCCAGCGTATAGCGGCTATCGCCGTGTTGAAATTGTGCTTGGCATCGTGACGCAGATCATAACCCTGCTTTTTCATTTCACTTCTCATGTCAAGGAGAAGAGTTTCTACGACATCTGTCAACACATACGTCAGGTTGAGAGTCGTATTAAGATTTGTTGTTCCTATTAGCATAATTTATGTGTTTATTAAAAAACATACATCTTCACCTTCGGGATGATCCTTTCAGTTCAATGACGTTAAAAAGCCGGATCATCTTCTTCATTACTCATATTGTAACTTAAAACAGGCACACTATCCAATTCATAAAAGCATGTAGTACAAGCATTAAAACCGCAAATGAATTTAAGTAATCCTATATTACGCCCTTTAGCTATGTCTATCATTGCAGTGCCTCTTGTATCTACATTAGAAAAATCTCCCGGATATGATTTACCTTTCACTTCCGGACGATAAACTAACATAACTACATCTGCTGCTTCTGCTATCTGTCCACTATCCCGCAACCTTGCAAGAGATGGAACCGGATTCATGTTATCCCGATTCAATTGAGATAAAGCAATAATCCAAATATCAAGCTCTTTAGCAAGATTCTTCAGTCTCCGTGCCACATCTCCCATCTGCTGCTCTTTGTTAGCTCCCTTCATGTTTACATTGAGAATCTGCAAATAATCAACAATAGCACCATCTATTCCGAATTTTAACTTCATATACCGAATAGACGAAAGGATTGTATCTATGTTGGAAGTACTACGATCATCGAAATATATACCCTTACCAGATACTTTGCCAATTCCCTTGTCTACAGATTGCAATTGTGACTCGGACAATCGGGAATACATAATCTCATTCGCAGGAACTCCACTTTCCATTGAAAGAATACGAGCCGTTATTTGCTCTTTCTTCATCTCCATCGAATACATGGCTATCTTAGTGCCTAAACATGCAGCATTCCGCATTATAGACACCGCTAGCGAAGTCTTTCCTTGTGATGTCTCTCCAGCAATGATAATCAAGTCTGATTTTTGCAATCCTCCCGACTTATTATCTATTTTCTCAAATCCGGTAGGAGTGCCAGTTAACGGCTTACTTCCAGATAAATTCTCATTTATCATGTGATATACATTTTCAAGACCTTCATTGATCATAGATATTACACTACTACTTGATTTAAACAACGATGATAGTTGGTCTGATACAGTATTGGTCACATCCAATATGTCTTCAGATTCTGTATATGAGTTTGATACAAGATATTGTCCAATTTCATAAAACTTTCGCCTGATAGCAAGATCATGAAGTCTTGCAGCATATTGCCCTAAATCAAATGTCATATTAGATGCTAAGGTCATAAATGCAACTAATTCAAACTCTACACCATTAGCAACAAGTTTATTCTTAACCGTAATCATATCTGGTCTGTCGCCAGTAGATGCTACTTGAATAATAGCCTTGTATATGTCTTGATGAAATGAATTATAAAAGCACTCATTACTTAGTAATTCTCTAACTTCCTCCAATGCGTCTCTTCTTGATATTATTGTACCAAGAACTAGCTTCTCGGCATCTTCATCACGTAATTGTATGTTAACTTCCATATTCTTTCTTTGCCCACTTTAGAAATGTTAGATATACACTGGTATACTTTTTAGGAGCATCCTTGTAATTATCCATACTTTGAAGTATATCTACTATCTGATCATATGAATACTTCTTTTTTAATTTGAGAAATTCCTCTTCGGTTATTTGTCTTTGAAGTTTAAGAACATTAGGTGTATGTTCTTTGAGCCATTCATTGAATCGTTCATAATCGGATTTAGGAAAACTTTCTTTCTTATCTACGTTAGTAGATTCTTTATTATCATTATCATTATCATTATCATTATCATTTATAGTTACGTTTGTTACCTTTTGATAGCACTTGTTATCTTTGTTATCACTTGTTACGTTTGTTACCTTTTGATAGCGATTAGCCATGCCTTTTTTCCCAGCTTCGCTTCTTTTTGCAACAATATCATCGTATCTATCATTGTTGTAGTCTATTTGTTTCTTTATAAAAGAAAATGCCATTTTAGCCAACGGTTTCAGCTCCGATAGTGTCCCCGATGCAACATACTCTATAATTGCATCGTACACTTCAAGTCTGACCTCCGGTGGATAATCCATCAACACTTCCTGCCATTCTATATTAAAAACAAAAGATTTCCTTTTTATTTCTTGTCCCATTCTCGTTCTGATTTATGTAACTCAACATGGCAACTCTCACATAAGGTAGTTCCATTATCAATATCAAACCTCAAATCAGGATATAATGCAAATGATTAATATGATGTGCATTCAATTGTCCACCATGCTTCCCACAATTCTGACAAATGAATTTATCTCTATTAAAAACATCATTACGCCATTTTTTCATTTCTGAAGAATTTCTAATAATGTTGTTTTCATCAGAATTTACTCCCTTAAATCCGCCAGGTTTTCCTTGTTGGTCTATATAATGTTTTACCATCAACATAATAGATTTGGCAACCGGCTTTAGATTTTCAGTTTCCTTACCATATAGGCTATACTCCATTATAGCCGTGTAAATCTCACCCTGAATATCTCTCGGCAAATCTTTGATTGCCTCGTAAAAACTTCTGTAGAAAATAAAACTATCTCTCATGCTGCCTTTCCTCCCTTTTTGATATGTAATTTTATTAGGTAGTAAAGGTTAATTTCTCCACTTCTGGGGCATTTCGGAATGTGCTCTATCTCCTTAATTACTTCTTTAATTGATTTCATATTGTCATGATTAAATGTTAGACAATAGCGATATAGGCGGAAGTCTCTCATTCCGCCATTTAGTTAGAATTTAAATATTCGACAACAAGAACTTTAGACAATCCTTGTGCGGATCATCCGAATGATGACTAAAATGGTAATCCTGGAATTGCCGAAATAATCCTTGCGAAAGGATGAAGGCATAAGCTTCATTCTTGCAATTCTTTTCGATTAAGAAATTTTCATAAGATACAGTTTTCGCACTGCTGGGCGCAGATGTAATAAGGTTACTATTATTCACCTTAACTCTGACTTCGTTGGTTCTTGGCATTGAACGAAATTTGAGTTATTAAAAACAAGAAAGGCTATCGCCTCCCGTTCCGCCAAGAACCGACACTGTTAGAGATAACGAGCATCCAATGGGATTTGATAGCCTTATATTTTTGCAATATTACGCTTACAAACGAACATAAAAATATGCACGTTAATCTCTTTCATAAGTCTTGTTCTTGGCGTGAACACCGCAAAGATACACTCAAATTTCAAAATACCAAATGAAAATCTTATTTTTTTAATCCAAAGTCCTAATCGTTATCTCCACACGTGGATTTTCCTTGTCTACAAACTTGCGTGCATGAATAAGACAACAATTATTGTCGTTCTTAATGCATTTGATTCGCTGAAGCACATCTAATTGTAGCTTTAATACATTATCAAGGTCGCTCCGTTTACTTGGGTAGTACACATCAATATAGAACTCAAATGGCTCGTTGATATTCAAATCCCTCAACTTTCCTGCCTGCCAAATAAAGGATTCCTCATACTTTTTCAAGGAATGAGTTTTGGCTAGGCATCCGTGCCCGTTGATTGATACTATCTTATAGCAATTAGCCTTAGAAGGAGCGTTCCCTTTGATTATTGTCTTATATTCCATACTATCGTCTGGCATTCTTGTTTGGTGATTGTTATTTTCATGTGGAGACGGGGCGATTCGAACACCCAATCAAGGACTAAATCCTTTTGCGCTACTTCCAAGGTTAATTACTCCTTATATCTCACGTACCGTACTTTCTAACATGTGCACCTCTCGAAAGTCAAAAGCACTCCACTGCGCATCTCCATGTTCGCCCGCCAATCTTCACAGACAAGCAGGCTGGGGTAAAAAGGTTAACAAAGCTATCTCAATAGCTCACTCTTGCGGATTATAGCCCTACCAGTGACGATAGTACTCTCCGTATTGTGAGATAATGTACTTTGCTTAATTCCTATCTGATCCTCGGACAAATGGCGAAATATACCCGTTACCGAACTGAAATAATAGTTCCGCTTCTCGAAGATCAGGTAGATATGGATTACTTTAGTTCTACGCATTTCGCATAACTTTTATTTCAAAACTTCCAAATAACAGTTATTTGGAATAGCACTTCCTAATATCCCGTTTTATTTAATCTCATAGCCTCCTTCTCGTAGCTCAACAAAGTGCGTAAGGCATCTAATTGATGTGTGCAAGCGGCATTAAGCCGGTCAAGCCGATCAACTAAATATGCTTCGTCTTCTGCTATGCTGTCAAGCAATGCATTTTGCACCTTAGCTGATAAGCATTGCTCTTTTGCTATTGAGATGATAGTATTACTAATCTCTGTAGATTTCTTCTTTCGAAGCAGCTTCTTTGCATCCGCAAGCATTTCACCGGATCGGTTCAGATACACCATTATGACTGATATTCTTTCTTGAATCTCTATCGGATTATTCGAACAGGTAATGTTCAGATAATCGTTTATTTCGCTAATTTCTTTATCCATAAGCTACGCTATCATTTTTTTAATCATTTCATTAGCCATCAGAATTCGCTTCTCTATGAGCTTGAAATTCATATAATCCGGAAAGATTCTCACGATGTGAATAGGGATGCTTTGGAAGGGACAATAAACCACAAAGTCGCACCATTCAGCTCCGGTCACCATCATGTGAGACTGGCACTGGTAGAAATATTCAGGTTTAGCAAGAAGTAGTCCGACATTGTCTTTCACTTCTTCTTTATATTTCATGAAAGTGTTTTGGCTGGGGCATTTGATCTCCAACGTTCCTTTCTCTCCGTCATCGCTACAACAAAAACCATCAGGGGAAGAACCAAAGAAAGGAATATTAGGATGAATGCAGAAGCCAGTTTCAATCATATTATTACCTTTCATTCTGTTATACAATTTACGAGCGGCAGCTTCTTGTGTATTCCCCCATTCGATGGCCTTTGATGAAACTCCGACCTGAAATAGGTATTTTTCAAACAGATTATCATCATTGACAAAATATGGATTCATGCTTCTTTCAGCTGCCATCTGATAGATATAAGATTTTGCGGTATCTCCGAAAAGTTCCTCTTTCTTTCTTCCAGATTTCATCAAATCACCGACACGTGATCCAGTAACATGGCCTAATCGTTTGCGATACCATTCTAAAGAATGTTGAGCTTCCATTATGGTGGTACTTTAAATTATTCTTTTTTAGTTTCCTCTACTCCGGCTGCTTTTGCCGCAATATCGGCTATCTTATTATTTATGACTTCTTTGCTCTCACGTATTGGCTTCATTAATTCATCTACTGTAGTATCTCCGTCTTTTAATGCCTGGATCGTTCCCATTAGCATAGATATTTCATCGGCGCCGATTTGGTTTACTGTTTGCTTCCCGCACATCTTTACAACTTCTTCCTCAGTTATACCATAGCTATTTTTGAAATTGTTAATAATTCCTGTCCTTACTTTCAAAAGTTTATCTGAGTCAGACAAATCACCTGTTATAAATCTTTGTGCTGCGTAGTATACTCTGTCTGTTATAGCTTTAGGAATAACAGCAAATACGGCATTACGATAAGCGATTGAGTTTGCAGCGTTACCTGTAACTGTAATCATGTCTTCAGAAAATCGCTGTCCATTTTTACCGATGATACTACGTCTAACCTCAAAAGCAGAAGCGACATTCGTTTCCAAATCCCAGCATGTCCCACGGCTGATAACTTGCTTGTCTGTTATTTGCACAACTTTCGCTTCTGTACGCATATTACCCCAATTAGAGACTATTATTTTAGCCAAATGAACAGATGGGCCGGTAATAGGTTTACCGCCACGAGGAAGGGCATAATTGCATGATTGAGCTGTTTCTTGATTCATAGTAGCCATTACAACCGAGTTGTCTATACTACGTCTTATATCTCGTGGATAACGTTTAGCTGTTGCTACTTGTGAATCTACGTTAGCTCTTTCTACGGCATCAACTTGTACAATTTGTGCATTTTGCGCTTCAACGGGAAGCACTTCATAATTTTCCAAATTCATATCATATATCATTTAAAGTGGTTAATCAAAAATCCCCAGACAGCAAAGCCATACGGGGATAATTCAAAACTTAAATAGCGGACTGGATACCGCACGGAGTCCTTCCTCCGGGATTATAGTTAAACAATAGATTATCTATCAAAGAGTTCTAATGCTTTTTTAGCGTCTGTAATTATTTTACGCCCATTCTGCTTTATAGCCTTATTTATCTTTCCACTGCGCTTAATACGATAAGCTTCCGTATAAGAGCAATGGAACAATTCAGCTATGCCTTTTATCCCATATACATATTCTTTTGATTCCGGAGGATTATTTACAGGGATAGCGTTTTGAAGCAATGCCCTTAATTCCCCAACTGTCAAATCTATCAAGCGAGTATCATTTGATATTCTTTCTGATCCAATCATAATTCCTCCTATTATTTTTTATAATAAACAACAATCATATCTCTTAGCCCTAGATCGGAAGACCATTTCGACCCTTGCTATACTTCGCGTACTTCTTAATCTTATCCTTTCACAATGCGAATCAAGGATTAAAACAAACAATAAACAGCACGTTACTACCGTTCTAACTATCGGAGAAAAATCAAAGGTAAATTCAATTCCCGATAATCGTTCATAAAACTTACGGCATAATTCACGTCCGTTTTTTACATTTAGCTTCTTAAAAGCTTCCTGTAATTGGTTATTGATCGTACTAACTGCCTTATATTTTAATGATGCTATTTCCTTTTTCTCCAATCCAGATATATACATCTGGGCTGTCAGCTCGCATTCTTGTGTCAGTTCTGTTAATACTCTTTTCATGATTGTGTGTTTTCTAAAG